AGGCTGAGACACTTGCTGACCCATAGGTGCGCCAAATGTCGCAGATAAGTAAGACTGGAGGTTGGCAGAAGGGGCTTGTTGTGAAAAGTTAAACCGATTCATTGAGTCGCCTAGTGCCATTTCCTGATAACCCTCTTGCATCTGTCCTAAGTCAATCATGCGTTGTATGTCAGCATAGTCCTGAGCCGCCATATCAGGCGACGCAAGCGATGCTTGTAGCTGCCGCTGGTAATCCGATGCCGCAGTCTGCCCAAGCCCACCAACAGCCTGTAATTGCGTCTGTAGACCTTGGTTTGAAATGTTGCCTACGTTTTGGATGGCCTGCTCTTGTAGCCCACGCTCTGCACCGTAGTTGCCGTATGCCAATTGACCTGCCGTATCTGTCAATGCTTGGGCAAACTGACCAGATGATCTATCTTGCAGTTGCCCCATTGCGCCAGAACCATAACGCCCTGATTTAGACGCTTGCGAGCCGATACTCCGTATACTTTGCTCAAATTTATCCTGAGCAGCACGAGCCGCTGGTTGGAATGCACCCTGAAAAAATGGGTTGCCACCCAAATACCCACCTTGTGCAGTCTGCTGAGTCATCCCCATCGCTGGGTTAGAGCCTGCGCGTTCGTACACATCAGCAAAGCCACCTAATGCTGGGTTGGTTGCCGTTTGTAGAGCGCCTACAGTCTGCTGCGCTCCTTGTGTAAGAGGACTACCTGCCATCGATCTTTGCTGAGCGGCCTGCATACCCGTTTGGGTCATCTGCGATGGGCCAACATATGTTTGTCCAGGATAGAACTCCATTGGACCAGCTTGATATAGACGTTGAGACTCGCTCAAACCGTAATCTACATAAGGCTTGACCGTTGGGTCTAGTTCCGTCTTAACTGTTTGCGTGCCGCCGCCGCTGCTGCCACCCATAGACATATTAAATCTCCTTTACCCAACCACGTGGGGAAAATCCAAGTTTTCTAGCAACCTTATCCCATCCTGGTCGCCACGATTCAAAAGTAATTTTTGTGCATTTACCTTTGACCATATTTTCTATCTCATCAAACGCTTGCATCATATTGGTTAAACGTCCGTAAGCGCACCATATATGAAAAGTGTCACCATTCACGTACCCAACAATAAAACCAACCGCTTGATCGTTTTCTATCCATAACCACAAGTTAGCACGATTCCCAACAAGCGAGGCATACACATCTTCCGTTATCCACCACTCTGGTGACTTTCTCAGGATGTGATCTAAACCTTTTTTAACAAAAGACCATGCACCCCTAACGTCATGCGGTTCAACAATTCTATACATTAACCCACCACAATATAATCGTATATTTTATCTGTTGAAACATTACCTGTATGCAATATGGTTGCTGAGCCATATGCTTGAGCTGATATATAAACTCCCGTTGCTCCAGCAGAATCCGCTGTTTTCGGTATTAACACAATTTTACTGCTTGGGCTTATACGCTCATCTGTCAAAGTTGTTGTGGCCCCAGTTGCTAACGTAACCGAACCAGTGTTGTTTGTTTTTCCGTTTAAGGTGTTATTAACAATTTCTGACACATCCCTAGCGGTTCCACCCTGTGGTGGGAGTCCCCTAAACATTATCTGCCACTCACTGGTTGAACTTCAATATCCACCGCCATAGCTGTTGTCCAGTTGCCCGTAGGTTTTACCCTGAGCCTGTGATACCTGCCAATAGACCTAAGAGGGACACGGTTCTCAGATGACGCAGAGTTATCTGAGCTAAAGTTAACCCCCCCATCTAACCGAAATCTACTAGCAACCGCTATATCAGCAGACCCACCCTCAATTTGGGGAAAAGCCATCTTGGTAATAGACTGCATTCCTTCCTCGAAATCGCCCGTTACTAACTGAGGCAACATAGGCGTACCAGCAAATAAGATAATTTGAGCGTCCCTAACTCCTGCAAACAACGATTTACCACCCGCCCACAGCCGAGAATCTAACGAGGCTGGAACACCCTCTAGGCTGGTGTAAATATCTAACTGTTCAAGCGTAGTCCCTACGGTAGAAACGTTACACACAAAATGCGCCGTTGTAATTCCATAGCTCCATTTACCTGTTTGCCAGTTGTACATTAAAATAGTCTGCTCTGCGTTTGTGTTCGGGTAACACCAAGCCACTATGTTGCGAGTGGGGTCAATCGACGTAGACATCTTATCTAACTTACCCTCGTCTACGTCGTCAAAGAACCAGCGGTCTACCTTCTCTGCGCCGATTGGTGTAATGGTATTTCCGTCGCATACATAAAAGCCATCAGCGGACAAAAAGAAAGTTCTGGCTCCATACTGCACAATGCTGTTGGGTTCATAACAACCCAGATTGCGTGAAATGGCATCGAACTGAAAGAACAGAGGGCTGCCAATGTACGACATGCGATAAGTAGATGAATCCAATAATACTAAGCCAAACTCGCCCCCTGTAACTCCACGTATGTTGCCACCGTCTGGTATGTCTTGGAAATCTGATTGAGAAGTTGTACCAGGAGTCCAATCGGTTTCATCGTTGATGTCTGACCAGTAAATTCTGTTCGGGTAACTAGAGTTGTTTGCTGCCACCACAAAGTCGCGCACAACCGTCACGAATCTTGCAACAGGGGCGGACGCTGATAAGTCTGCCCATGCCGTTGAAGTGCCGATAGTCCAGCCTTGTAGATCGTCGTTTCCGTTAGCAGCCACCAAAACTTTACCGAATTGCGTAAAGTTCCACCGAGAAACACCCGTGTATCCGCCAGCCTTAGACACGTCGTCTAAATCTAGATCGTTCGGGTCAAACTTAAGCAGTTTAGAATCCCCGCCAGCAAACAATTGAACGGTGTCTCCAAACTTACCCGCAACAGCCGTTAATAAGTCCTCGGACGCACTGTTTGAAAACACTTCTACCGATGGCAGTGGCCCGTAACCGTTCAGCACTGGGACAACATTTTTTGCATCTGTCAGTGCCCCCGTTAATCCAGGCTGGTCTGGTAACCATTCGCCTAGTACTAGCCTCTTTGTAGCCATATGTTTGTCCCTTCAGGCACGACTGTCCAGTTTTCGCCGATCAACTCAGCATTGATCTCATAAACTGCCAAACCATTGACGCTGGCAGACGTAACAAATGTGACTTGAGTATCTAGGTTAACAGTAGCCAATGCATTCATATCCGACACAGCCGAATATATAGCAATTGGGCTAAACACTATTGTAGCGTCACCCTCAACAGAACTAGAGATAAGCCTGATACGGATAGCGTCTGCATTAACCGTTGCCTCAGCAGAAACGGAAGCGTCAGCAAATGTAAATCTATTCGCGTCTAGGTTAACGATAGCTACGCTAGTTACGCTTGATTCTGCTACAGCAGTTAAGAAAGCGTCTGCGCTAATAATCGCTTGGCCAGAAGCAGATAGGTTTACAAATACGATAAGGGTTGTGCTTGCCTGAACCGACGCGACGACATTGATATTAGATGCCGCTAAAAACCTAGCTACCGCATTGGCATTAACACTAGCCACGCCAGAGGCAAATGCACTTACCTTATCTTGCAAAGGTGCTGTTGATACTGGAAATGTTGATAGTGGTGCAAACCCTAACACGATTAGCCCACTTCTTTAGTGCTTAACCAAGTATCAACAAGAGATTTTGCTAACAATCTAAAGTCTTGGTAATCTGCATAATCCTGTGGCTTTATAACTTGATTGTTAATAGTTGCAATCTCTGCCCCCGTGTCATACACCGAGCCAATTACTTTTTCAATAAGATCCCCACGTTCATCATAAATTGAACACAATGCTTCGTTGGCTTCCCATTGAGTTAATTCTTCATCATTAACGCTTGGTGCTGTAACTTGCTTAATGTTCCAACGTATGCGTAGTTCTTGTGCAGAAACAGCGTAGCCCTCTGGTTTTTCGGTTGAATACATTTTCATATTGCGCCTCTAAGTTGTTTTGGGTAAAGATTACGCAATGGTAACGTATGTGTTCGCCAAAGCATTTTTGCGCTACACGGTTTGCACCACCCTTTGTAAGCCATAATTCTACTTAAATCACCGTCTTGGTTGCCGCTTCTTTTTTTTACTGTCTTACAAGCTGTTTTAAACTTCATTTTAATTGAAGTTCTTAGTCTTGTGCTGTATGGCGTAAAAACGTAACCAACAAAATCTAAACCATGCTTTTTAATATTGTAAATGTTCCATGTGTTTTTAATGTTTAAACCCAATAATTTTAACGTTGCCACCGCCCTAACTTTATAAGCAAGTAGCTTGGCTTTTGAGTCAGACATAAAAACAATGTCGTCACAATACCTAAAATAACCCGCAGGTTTAACTTCTTGCTTTACCCACCAATCAAAATTGTTTAAATACAAATTACCTAAGTGTTGGCTTGTGTAGTTTCCAATTGGTAATCCTTTTGTGCTGTCAATAATATTGTCAAACAGCCATAATGTCTGTGTGCATTTAATTTTACTGCGTATCATTAACTTTAATTTATCGTTATCAACAGATGGATAGTATTTTTCAATATCTATTTTTAACGCATAATTAGGACATTTATCCGACCTAACTACCTTCATCACTCTACGCATGGCGTCAGACGTTCCTCTGCCAATAATTGATTGATAGGTATCTCTAATAAAACTTGATGTAAATATTTTACCTGTCACGTTTAGCAATGCGTGCTGAACAATCCTATCTGGGTAGTACGGCAATTTGTAAATTGTCCGCATTTTCCTACCGTCAAACCTTTCTTCAATTTCATACGGGCTAGTCGTAAAAGTCTTATCAATTAACATTTTCTGAATCGCAAAGCAATGTTTATCTATGTCTTTATCAACCATTTTTACTTCCGCATAAAATGCTTTGCCACGTCTAGCTTGTTTATGAGCGAGTTTAATGTTGTCTATATTTGTAATGCGCTCAAAAAGGTTTCCATAGCGTTTCATCGCTGATGCTCTCCCAGACGTTCGCATAGGCTTTTGACCATGTTACCAGCCTGTATTGGATAGACGTATTCGCCCTTTCGAGCAGGGGTTAAATTTCGGTTACTGCTTACAGCGTGCTGACCACCAATATTACGATTAGCATTAGAAGAATCATTATTCGAATTTAAGTAGAACGTACCTGCATTCGTGCCATTATTAGCATTACTGCCCACAATCACAACCTGATTCAACATGAAATTTAACCCCTTTACAACTTAAAAACACTAAAAAATAATGGTCGCCCTAGCGGGCGAGCCGACCACCAACCCCACGATCAGCATAAGAAGAAACAAGACTCGAAAAGAAAACCGCACCCGCAAGCGCGCCATAACCAGCACTACCGCCCACACGCACAACCCGATTGCTTGACGCCGATGCATAATGATAATCTGTTATGTAAGTAGTAGAGCCGCCACCTGAATTGGTCGAACTTAAAAAGTAAGGGTCAACGGTTGTTG